CCAATATGGCAAGCGCTTGCATAGCGGCTTGTACCGGTTGTATGCATTTAGAGTTAGCTTCAATACTGCCAATTCCTTCGATACTCACATGAGCTGGTACCTCTGGAGTATTGTAATCGAATTTGTTGTTGTAATTTAGGTGATTATTATACTTTGCCATTTATGCAACCCTCTCCCGGAAGCCTATGTTAAGCTAATATGGTCTCAACCTCAACGACCGTAAATCCTAATCGGAGCAAAGTACAATTCGGGTCCTCCTTGTACTCATACTGGTAATACTGTATCGGCCCCATGCTCATATCATCTTCACCCACGGTAACCACTTTGTGCGTTTCGTCTGTAATGCCTTCTTCGGGTGGGTTTATTTGACCCACATTCAACCACGCCATTCTGGTATCAAGTAGTAGCTGAAAGTCAGTCTCCCACTCTTCGCGCGGGAAATTGTCTTTCACGTATAGGTAATCTTCCTTGGTATTCAGGTATTTGGGATATCCAATCACTCTAATCCCCTCCTCACGAAAACGTATAATACCGATCAATCTTCTTAATTATGGTCAGGAACGGTATTTTATCCTGGTATTTTTCGATCTGTTCAATCAGAACAGAGGAGCCAGTAAAAACAACGTGCCTATTACCATCAAGCTCAAATTGAATGGTCAGGCATTTTGATGAATTTGATTTCGCGTATTTGCTATCTTTCATTTTAAAACCAATTATCATAATTTCTTTGTTCAAAATATCGTCTATCTTGAGCTTTGTGCCGTCCAAGGGACCTCCTTCCTGCGCAAAATCACTGAATCGTTTAAGCTGTCTTTCCATTGATGTATACCTCCATCAAGGCATCCATATTTAGACTTTGACGTAAATTATAGCTGTTAGCCCACTTTAGCCAGCCATCCGTTGATGCCAGAGAAGACCGATACTGTTCAGTTGTTATCTCTCCGTTTGCCAGTTTTACCGGCAATTCTTTAAGCCGTTTTTTAACCCGCTTTATAGTACTCTTTCTGATTAAAATATAACCACCCGGAAAATGCCTATAGCCCAGGAAGTCTACACCCTGTGAAACAGGGTATAATTCACATTTGCTCATTTCCAACTGCAGCCGTTTCCACAAAAAATTCTCGATAATCTTGGCCATTTCACCTAGATATTTTTTGTCGTTGTAAAATAGCAGAAAATCATCGCAGTATCGGATGTAATCCCTAACATGGTATTTGTGCTTTAATAGTTGGTCTAATTCGTTCATATATAAATTGCCGAGCCACTGGCTGGTATAGTTCCCGATAGGCACATTCTTCCCGCCTGGGAAGCTATAGATTATATCCTCCAAAAGCCAAAGAGTATCTTTACACTTGATTTTCCGCTTTACAATGCTGAATAATATATCGTGGTCAATCGAGGGATAAAACTTCGATATATCGCACTGTAGGCAATAAGAGTTTCGCCTAACAAACTCCATGGTTCTCAGGCTGCCGGCATGAATGCCTTTGCCTTGTCTACAGGAATACGAATCATATATGAACATGGAATCCCATATGGGTTCGACCACATTCATTAAAGCGTGTTGAACGACCCTATCCGGGTCAAAGGGTAATTTATATATAGTGCGCTTCTTGGGTTCGTATATCGTTTTAGGTTTATACGGTGAGGTGGTAAATGTCTTGTTTACCAGGCTTTGCTGTATTCGCCACAAATTGAAGTCTAAATCTACCTCGAAATCCTTAACTGTGTTCTGCCAACCCTTACCTTTTCGAGCCTTTCTGTAAGCGAGATAAAGGTTGTCCGTATCAACTATCTGAGGGAATAAGTTACCGTGACGTTTCATTTTAATTTAATAGGAGTAACTTTCGCTCTTTAGCTACTAGCTACCCCTATCCTCCCGTTTTGTATTTTGCCCCAATTTGAGACAGGGCCAACAGGTCCAGCCAGGAGTTAACTCGACTCCGCTTTCCCCTGTATCCGCGTGCAGCTGACAACTGATATTCGAATTCGTATTCCAGCGATAGTTATTCGCATTCCGTGACCGCGACCCGGAATTCGCGCCATTCGTCCAATTCGCGCCCGCCAGCAACTGACCCGCCAGCCCAAAAATTTAACTTGCCGCGATACGCTTACGCGGGCTCCGCGCGCAGCCGACAACCGATATTCGAATTCGCAGCCCAGCGATAGAAACTCGCATGCCGCGACCGCGACCCGGAATCCGCGCCATACGTCCAACACGCGCCCGCCAGCAACTTGACATCAGCAGCATCACTATATAAATACAGCTGACCTTTACCACCAGTAACATCGCGCCATGCCCAACCTGCAGCGCCACCGTCCCAACGGGTAGATTGCTCATTCAACCACTGATCCATAACCCCGCAGCAATCCTCACAACCAATGTTAGATATCATTCTCCGGTCATTAGTATCCTTATGCCCGCCGGTAGTACCCGGGTCAGCCGAACCAGTAATGTTGGTGCCCTCATTCGAACCTGCCGCGATAAGCTGGAATTCTGTATCTGTAAGTAACTGTTTCTTAACAGCTCCACCGTCATCCACGAAGTCCATCCAGTTTCGGATATCTGTGATGGTTGCTCCATAGACGCTTGCTGTTGACGCTCCGGTCCCGCTTTGCAAATATATGTCTACCCAGATATTAGTTGCCTCGGAATATACCATACCCTCGGGATTGCATACTGGTCGAAGTTTCAGGTCCCAGACCGAGGCCGGTAGAATATCTCCTGCCACATACCCCGATAGTGGGTGACCGGAAATAGTACCTACATCCACGCACAGACAATGGACCCCTGCTATTTTCCGGCTATTACTTGCGGTATAGCCGTTGGGCACCGTAGAATTTGCCGACAGTTTTAGAATCAGCGTAGAACCACTCTCCGGCTGACAGGCATAGACATAGAAGTTTTTACCTGCCCGGTTAGCAGCTGTGGTGTAATCGGTCGGGGATGTTGCGTCCCAGTTGCTGGCTGTACCTAAATTAAGCTCCGCCTGTGATGTTATCCTATAGCCGCCATTATTTATATTTACGGTTAGTTTGTTGGGTGATTGTAAAACTGTATTGGAGTTTGCTTTCTTTGCCCAGGGTATATCCCGTTCGTAGTGTGCGGGCATGGACGCAATAACCAATTGAGCATGCTCAAGCAAATGCTGGTCAAAGGTATCTTTCCTTACTAATTGTATGTCTGCCATATTTATACCTCCCATACATAAATTTCGTCAGCTATTTCTGCAAATGCATTTCCATCACCAGTTTCTCGATAGTAAACATTCCCGGCATCATCGACATAGAGGTATAGCTTAGGCGGCGACTTAATATATACTTCACCGTCCATAGTCTTAAGTGAAGGCGCAAAACCCACTCCCGCTTCACCTGTGACATAGGTAAAAGTGGCCGATACTGCATCTGCAGGTGACAACCGGGGGACAAAAATTACTCCTCCACCCCCGTAATCAATTGTGAAGCCGGTTGTGATCTCCTCTCCGTTCTTTTTTATGATCGGGACTGGATTTGCTAACCAGTTACGTTTTCCGGCTATTTGATATATACGGTACCGATCCGCTTCAGTAATATATAATTCGGAGAGCGCCTGGTCGGTAACTGCCACAACCCGCATATCGAGTATGGTTTCTACCTTACCTACTGCTTCCTGGAGCCCTGCAATGTGAGTTGAAAAAATTTCATCTGAGCCGGGATCTTGCCAATTAGTTTTCATATCAACACCCCTTATGCTAGCATAACTGTAAGCTGCCCAACCTTAAATATTAGCTGGGTTCCGACATCCGCCTGCCGAGCTTTTTCAAGGGCTCCATGGAAGAGCATATTACCTGCCCCCGCTACATCGCTGTCCATCAAACCGATATGGGTAACCGTACCCCAACTCGCGCCGGCCTCGGGAAATTCTACCTGAGCCGAGTTCGATGTCTGGCCGGTAGTCTCGGTGGTAAGAGCCTTAAATGCTACCGGCTGGCGAGCATAAAGCGTATCTCCGGCTGTGGACACCTCATTGGCCAGGTTGCCGGTGTCGGTCGGGTCTGCCGTGAATAATGCAATATACACCGTTGCCGGTGGGGTGTATGCGCTATTGCAAAGCACATGATTTATCAGTTTCCGCTCCAGGTAGTCAGTCATGTTTGCCATTATAGCCACCTCTTTCTCCAGGTAATATTAAGGGTGCAATTCTTATTTATGCTCACATCGTTGTCCCCGGTATAAAGCACCGGGAAGTTTCCGGATATATCCTTCATAGCGCTGGCACCCGCTTTGGTCGCCTGGTACTTTTGGCAATCGATTACCAGGTTCTGGCCTGCTTCTAAGGTACCTGCGTAAGCCAGTGTTTTGTCCTCCACGGTCAACGAGAATCCGGTTATCTGACTACTGGCTGTAATAGTTATTACCGGCAGAGCTTTATAAGTCCCGTTATTCGTGATGATGTATGTTGTCCCTGCGCTAACCGCCTGCTGCCAGGCGTCACCTGTTATTGATAACGCCACGGGATTGTAACGAAACTGAACAGAAAATCTACCTACGGCTACTGTTTGCTCCAGGTCTAATTGATTGGCCACCTTGGCCATATAGTATAGATCAGGCTCGTCATCAAAAATAAGTGCCTCCCACATGGGAGAATAAAGCCAGGCCGCCACCCTGCGTGACAATTTTCTGAGCTCCGGCAGGGTATTGGACGGCATCGTAAATTCAATCTCCTCTATGCGGTCTTTTAATGCCCCTGGAAACAGGATACTGCCGTCCCGCCCTGGAATATCTATGTATTCATCGGCAGATTCCGGCAGCACGATACGTTTTTTAGAGAGCATCGTCAAACCAAAATTGATATAACTGTGCGAATTTCTGAATCTTAAACCGTACACATTATTTCACCCCCCGAGCCCTCCAGGTATTTTCGGCCAAATTGTATATTTCACGCGACATCTGTCTTAAGTCATTATCATTCCTAACGCTAATGGGACCGCTAAATTCAAACGTCATATTAATTTCTCCGGCACCATGAGCAGCAAGGTTATGTCCTCCCTTCAAGGCTGCTGCAGTCAAAGACTCCATTAATATTCCCGGAAGCCTGTCCAACGGAATAAGAGCTTCCGGACCAGCTTCTCCCCAAATACTTAACCTGGGGCTGATGGCAATGCCTCCCTGAGCATCCTTTGGGACGCTTACCGATATCGTGCGTACTTCTGGCCATCTCGGTTGATTGCTCTTTCTGGTAGGAGTAAAATCTGGTCCAAACCACATGCCCCCCTTTGACCAGCTTATGGTTTTTTCCGGGTGTCCTGGTATTGCACTATATGCGTCACCTATGGCCTCCAATTTTTCCTTGAGCGTTGTAAAAACCGTTCCGAGTACATTAATGAAGTTTTCTTGCTTCTGTTTAAGATCTTGCAATTTTGTTACAGTTTCTCCGGCATCTTTCATGGCGGCTTGCGCCGCTGTCAAAGTGCCTTGGGCCGTGGTTATTTGCTGCTTTGTTTGAGTTATAGCTGTCGTGAGTTCCTTAAAACTCATTTCTTTGGCATCGTCAAGAAGTTGCCGGAGTTTCCATTGCTGATCTCCTATGCTAAGCTCATACTGGAGAGCGGCTTTCTGGTTCTCGGTTTCTATTTCCTGTTTCTGTTTTTCCAGGGCCTTGATCCTTTTACGGTACCCCTTCGCCTTGGTTGTTCTTTCTTCGAGTATCTGTAGATCGAGCTCCGCTGTTTTCTGGTCTCGTTCATGCCGTGCGGTATCATACGCACGAGTGCCCGTAATATTGGTCTGACTTAAATCCGATAATTGTTTTTGATAGGTTTGTACGGTAGAATTAGCATCGTCCACAGCTTTTTTGGCAGCAGCAAAAACCGTATTCGCGGCATCCAGAGATGTATTTATTGCCGATAGCCTCGTTTTAGCCTCGCTTAACTCATCACTCCACTGGCCCGTTTGTTCGTCATATTGAGTTAATTCCCGCTGCGCGATTGTAAGGTTAGACTGGGCTTCTCGAAATGCGATTTTAGCCATGTCCAGTTGGTGCGAAAAACCCTTTACCTCTGGGGAATTCTCACCATACGTTTCCGCGGCTTTTTGTATTGCTGTATTGATAGATTTCAGACTCTCATCTGCATAAGTAAGTTCGGCCTCAGCTACAGATACGGCTTCTTCCAGTTTGACCCGTTTATCACCGGGTTTTACTATTTCATCCTCAAGCGCTTTTGCTCGAGCCGTACCAACAGCAACATCCCGGCTTTCTTCCAATCCTTTTAGAGTTCCTGATAGCTCCTCTTTAATATGGTTCCGAACAGTATCGGCAATGCTAAGAGAGGGGGTACTAATCCCAGGGGTACTAATCCCAGGGGTACTAATCCCAGGGGGCTTATCATTATCGCCACTAGGCGTACCTACAGGCGATGGAGGAAGTTCTTCTTCGCTCATATTGTTCGGTGGTGCTGTTTGAGGGCCAATTTTCGGATTTTTAATGTACTGCCCTTCGGCCTTCCAAACATATGTATCTCCATCATCTAAATAAGCTTGTTTCAATTCGGGGCTGTATGTTTGCCACACACTTTCCAAAATGTGATTCCCAATCATCGTCCCTTCTCTGAAATAGGTGTCATATGATCTGCTGTCGTTATACAAAACGGTTTGGTACGGGGTTGGAGGTTGGTTTCCTATATATTGCTCTGTCTCCGCCCAATAGTATTCAGGCTCGTTATTACCCCACCTAACATAATAATATGAACCTGACCTATCTAGGGCTAGCTGCCGGTACTTTTTCCTCAGTAGAGAATAACTTAATTGGTCGTCTGGGGTGTTCAGTAAAGCCGTCCAATCCTCGGTCCCATCCGCATATGCCGGTATATCCAGAGATTTTAAAATTTCTATCGTCTTCTTGTTTGGAATAACTGTTGTGCCAGGGGGCAAATCAACAATCTCTGGCCCTTCTTCGCCAACAAGGGCTGGCCCACCTTTATGCCCAGATGTCCCTCTTGCATAGCCGGGGATTAGTACTTTTATGAAGTCGTAAAATTCTGCCCCATTAGTAATCGTGGTTTTTCCATTTATTAGGCTTGTCCCAGGAATAGTGCTAACTTGTCGCGTCCATGTCCCCTTTGAGCTAGAGAATCGAAAGTACCATTGAGCGTTTTCGTTGTATGGCGTTATAGTGACGCCGGGGATAGTCAGATTCCGCAGTTCGGTTCCGGCGACTGGTCTCCATGATGGCTGATTCCCTCCCTCTATGTTTGACGATTGAGTTTCCCCGCTAGGCGGCTTGGTAGTCTGGCCTTGGTTAGGGGCGGGCGTCTGCCCATTTATAGCATTCCCAGCTTCTTTAGCCGCATCACGTTGTTTTGTAAGTTTCCCCGTTACTTCGTCAATACTATATCCGAGGTTCTTGTAATATGTCTGGGCTGCTGAAAGAGCATAATTGTAGTATATTCCGGCCATTCGTAATCCTTCGTTATACCGTTCTTGCTCGATTCTTAACTGGCCTTCAGCGAACCCGATTTGTCTTTGCAAGTCTTCTTCTGCAGCTCTTTTTTTGCTTTCATACTCATCATTGGCGGCCTCTATTGCTTTCCGCAGAGTCTCTTTTTTGAGGCGGATCTCTTCGTCATGCAACCATTTATCCCATTCCTTCAAAGCCTGGGCTTTTTCCTTAGCCGTCGTTGCAGCTTTAATATTCTCTTGAAGCCTTGCGGTCGTTGCTTCCCGTTCCCTTTTTTCCTCAGCCTCATCTATTGCATCAAGTTCTCTTTGCAATTCGGCAACCTTGCTGTCACGTGCTTGCTGGGCAGCCTTAACAATTGCGTCATATGTTTTCCGGGCACGCTCAAGTATGCCATCATAGGTCTTTTTGGCCTGATCGTATTTTTCCTTTAATAGTTTCTGTTCCTGTTCAAATGCATTTTTTGCACTGGATACAATATCACTATAAGCACGTTGGGCTGATTCTAAAGCCTTTTCGGCATTCCGCTCACTAGCTTTCTGTGCCGCTTCGACAGCCCTTCCATATATAACAGATATCTTGTCCGCTGTTAAACGAGCCTCCGAACCAGCAGTATCGCTTAACATATGCAAGGCATTCCTAAGCCTGTTTAACAACTCCATCCAGGATTGCTCGGATCCGCTCATTACTGTGTCATTCACCTGTAGTAGTGCAGCCCGTAATTCCCCAATAAGGGGTTGAGCGCTATCACCCAAATCCGTAGCCTGGGCAATAATATCCCCTATGCGGTTCTTGAATTCCAGCGCGTCCAATTCGCTTTGTGTGCCTATTATGTTAGACACCCCAGACATTGCGGACTCGACCTGCTGTACAACCCCATCCCAGGCTTTTTTAATTTCCTCGGCTGCATCTTTCGCGGCCTTGCCTGCCTTTTGCATGCCAGCCGCTGCGGATGGCCCTACAGATTCGACCGCCTTGCCCGCATCGAGGCTATAGGACGACAGGTCCCGATATCTGCTGGTTAAGTTTCCAAGTTTATCATACAATTTATCGAGTTCGGCTTCGCGAGACGCGGCGGCTCGGTTCGCTGATTTTTCATCCCAGTATTTTGCCCCTAGCTCGTATATGGCGGCTTCTTTCTTCATGCCAAGGCCACGGGACATAGTTGCAGCAACTCTGTTTATATCAGCAGCACGGTTGTATACCCAGACCAACATATTTGCCCACAAACCATAGGCCTTTGTCTCGTTTTTAAGGCTTTCAATTCTTGCTTGGGTAGATTGTATTTTCGTGATAGTATGCGCTGCATCAGCTCGCACCGCTTCCTCAATCTTCCCTTTAATCTGGGTTACCTGTGAGGCTTTGGCTTTCAGTTCAGCATCAAAGGCCTTAGCGGAGTCATTTGCCGACCTGATGTGCTCTGCCCCTTCTTCTCCTATTAACGGGATCAACTCTTGAGTCATTTGGGCCAGCTTTGCCTTAGCCACAGTTGCCTCTTCCGAGCCTTTTTTGGCATTATTCAGGGCCTTATCAGTCTCGACATATTTGCCTTTTAATTCTTCTAGTTGTTTTATCTCTGATTCCCGCTGGGACATTTCGGCCTCCAGCTGAGTGCGCTTTCCATCCCGGGCCTTTATCTCTTTCTCGATGCTCTCAATGAATTTCTCGTTTGCGGATTTGGCCATCATCAGATAGGTGACAAGGGCACCCAGAGCAACAACCAGGACACCGATGCCAGTGCTTACCAATGCTGCCTTAACCATATTCTGAGCCTCTGCTAGGGCTACAGAGGCTGCCGCCGCTGCCCGCTGTTGAGCCGCAAGGCCAGACACAGCCCTACCTGCAGTTACAAAAGCAAAGGCTGCCGCCTGCCCTCCGCTAGCAATCTTCATCGCCGTCCAGAAGTTCATACCCACAGCTGCTGTCGCCACCATGGCCCCACGGAGAGCGACCATAGAACTCGTTACCATAGCGATGCCAGCAGGAATTCCCGTTATAGCCTTCCAGGCCACAAAAGTGGTCAGCACCCCTGCCCCCACTTTTGATACCGTTCCAAGTATTTCTGCAAGCCGCCCCAGGGATTCTCCGAGGCCTTGTGCCCATTGCCGGAGTTGCCCGCTTGACTGAAGTTGCTCCAGGGAACCGGCTACGCCAGAGACGGCTTTTTTTAGTTCTCCAAATACTCCTTCACCAACATCGGTCAGCACCATCTCCCCGACGTCCTTAATGGTTGACCAGAGCCCCATCATTGTCTGGCTCTGCTTATCCATCATGTTGTCGAATTGCTCGTTCATGCCAGCGGTCAGAATCTTGATAGCCTCGTCCGCGGGTACCAGGCCCTGCTGCACCATCTTCTGTACTTCGGCTGTACTTTTACCGATGCCTTTTGCCAGGATGTCCCAAGCGCCGATTCCGGCCTCTGTTAGCTGCAGCATTTCTTCGCTCATTACCCGGCCCTTTACCTTCATTTGGCCAAGGGCCATTGATATTCTCCCTATGACCTCCGCTCCGCCCCCGAGCCCGGATGCGGCATTTCCTATGGCAGTCATCATAGGTAGAATATCCTTGGCTTCGAACTTGAAGGCCAGCAGCCGTTTGGCATACTGCTCCAGTTCCGTATACTGGAATGGTGTCTTGGCCGCAAACCGGCGCATATCTTCTATGAATGCATTACCTTCCTTCACGCTTCCCAGGAAGGTAGCGAAAGCTACCTTACTCTGCTCCAAATTTGCATTCAGCATAATGGCTTGCTGCCCCAAATTTTTCATGCCATTCACCGCAGCACTAACTGATGTCCAAAGCCCAAACCCCGCAGCCACTCCTACAGCTTGCATAGCCAGGCTTTTGAGCACTCCGCCGGTTTTTTGCCCAGCCTGGTCAATGCCCCTGAGTTGGCGGAGAGCATTATCACCGCCATTTAAGGCTATTTCACCGTAGAGTTTAAATAGTTCCATGTGTCGCGTTCACCCCCTTCAAGCGGGATAATACATCCTGAGCCTTTTCAATGGCATTTTCCCCGGAAATAACCTCCGGCTTTTCGCCCAGGCCAATAGAATCCAGGTATTGACTAAAAGTCACAGGTTGTTCATAAGGTGTTGTTAGCCATGCATGCCAGGCAAAGTCAAATAATCGTGCCTTGTTTTCCTTCGCCCGGGCCGTACCAAGGATATCTAATATCTGCAGAAACCGGGAATACGGACGGGAGAGAATATATTCGTCATCCCATCCGTATCTTTGGGAAATTACGTCTAAACATTCTGCCAAAGAGACCCGATCGCGGCTATCGTCCGGCTCACTGCCGGAAAAAAAGCCTTCATATCCTGTTGCTGAGGTAATATCTCTAGGAAATCTGCCAGGGCTTCCGGAGATAGGTTTAGGAATTCCTCTGCTGTTATCCCTATTAGGGGAGCATAAAACCCTGCAAAATCTTCCGGAGCGTTTAAAAACACTTTCAAAAACAAGAGCCCCGCTTCGTTTACAGATGGGGCATCCGATAATTGTGTACTTAGTTTATCCATTATCTCGTTGACCATATTCGAAAACGAGAACACATCTCGAACCGTCACCCGCCGCATTACATATTGTTTACCTGCCAGGGTAATTTGGGCTCCTTGGTCCAAAATTGCCTTGGCATCCTCGCCTTTTTTCTTTTCAGCCATTTTAAAAATCCCCCTTTATGAATTGAATAGTCAAATCCGAAAACTATATGGGAGCATACATCTCCCACGGTGGTACGAACGGGCTCTCCTGAGAGTAATACCCGGTGAACTTAACCTTCAAGGCGACGGTCCCCTTCCCATCCCCCAGAGGAATTTCTACCGGATCGGTAGAGAGAGCATTTTTAATTACATAGCATATAGGCTGTTGACTGCCGGATATCTCACCTACAATTGCAATACTGGACACATGATCGCCGGCACTAACAGCACCCAGGCTACTAATTTTTGCATGGGTGGCAGGTGATCCATAATTCTCCTGCTGAGTTCCCCGAAGCGCCAGGAGTAAATTATCCCGGGTGATCTCCACCAAGTTGGCCTCAATGATAGGCACCTCTTTGACAACCCGGGTGGACCCCTTCAACGGGCCAAGTAAACCGTCGATTTCAGGCTCGTAATACTCCCGTTCTATCCGGAAGGTATTGCCTCCGGACGTTGCACCAACCAGTGTCCCGGGAGAAGCAGGGTTGACAAACTCTTTATACAGGGCACCGGGGCCAATAAGCAGGTTCTGCATGGTCTGCATAGTTACTCCGTTTCTCATTATCTTACCTCCTTATACTGTTCGTTCGATGACCTTCCGCCATCTGTCTCTCCACAACTTGACATCAAAACACTCAACGGCCATTTGTCGGTTGCGTCTCCCATACCGTTCCATCATCTCTGGGTTGCTTATCATTGTCTTTAAGGCCGGGGTCAACAGGTCGTGATTCAGATCGACCACTAGCCCATTCCACCGGTCTATTACCAGGTTTGGAAGTCCCCCAGCTGGCGTGGTAATGATCGGGAGCCCGGTTGCCATAGCCTCCAGGCAAGATAGGCTGGTGCCTTCCGCTGCTCGGGTAGGTATTACGGCAATGTCTGCTTCCTGATAGACTTCCGGCATTTGTTCCATTGGTCGCATGATTGTCCTGACATTGGGTTGGTTTTTTTCTTGGTGCTCTGCCAGCAATCCTTCGGCATCCTCAGAAAACGCCTGACCGCATAGCAGGAAGTCGCACTCCGGGAAATCAGCCGCGAGAAGCATGAATTCATTTATGCCCCTTAACGGAACCAATCTCCGGGGGAATAGCACCTTTGTTTTATGCTCGGGGTTCCATTTTCTAACATCAGGCCTAAACAATTCCGTATCAACGAAATTCGGGACATAATGTACTTTTCTCTCTGCCCCCGGCTCCATTGCGGCCACCACATTCCGGACGTTTGTGTCCACGGCTACGCAAGCATCTACCTCTTTAATACCGTGAAGTTGACGCCGGAAAAACTCGGTCCGGTTTTCTCCCCAAAGAATAGTCGCCAGGGATTCGGTATAATCCCAGAATATTCCGTGGTTGATGCTGATACACGGAGATTGCACCGCCGGCCAGGCCAGGAAAGATGCGAAGTATATCCGTAGGTCAGCCCCCCGGGCCATCTCGTAGAAGGCGTGGTTCAGGTTTGGAGCCACATGCAGTTCCCATGTATCTGGTACCGGCAGACATTCTATGGGCACCCCATTGTATTGTTTATGAATGATCTGGTCTCCATGCATGGCCTGATAAACGGTAACTTCGTGACCATCGGCCTGCAGAAATTTCACAAGGTCTATTAGATATCGCTCAGCTCCCCCGAAGATGATCCGGTCTTTCCCGTGTATCTCCTTAACCTGCTGGAAAAACACACTTGTCAATATAGCAATCTTCATATTTCTCCCCCTTTTCCCCTCTTTAAATTTTATGGCAGGGCTGGCCGCCAAGAGGGAAAAACGACCCAGGCAAAATGCCTGTGCCCTGCCAATTGTTATTTCTTTTGAACAACAACGATTCTTTCAGGAATATTAAACCACCATATACCCGGATCGTAGTACGGTTGAACTGGAAGCACCTGTCCCCCTGTCTTCATAAACAGGCTTTCCCACCAAGCCTGGGGTTTTACGGTGATATGCGTTCGATCCGTGTAATCAGGGATTTCAAGAGTTAATATATTAGTTACGACCAGCCCTCGGGAAACCCGGAGCAACTCCCTGCACACCGTGGCGGCTTCATCCTCCGGGATATGCTCCAGGATGTCCATTGCGGTTACAACGTCAAAAGCGGCATCTTTATAAGGCAATGCCTGCACCACCCCTTGTACTAACCGTTCCGACACATCCGCCGGGGCATTTTCGATAGCGTATGCAGAAGCATCCATCCCGCAAGCATCGACCCCCAAATCTACCAGGGCTTTTACCAAATACCCCTTGGCGCACCCAACATCGAGGAGCGTCCCTGGTTTGAAATGCTCGCATATATGCCTGGCCGTTGCCTTGAAGTAAGTACTTAGTCTATCCCAGGTATACCCGTGGTAACTGCTCCCTTGGCCCCCTGCCTCGTAATAGTCCCGGTCATATATGGCCGATAACTGATTTAAGTCAGCTATACAGATCCCCCCTTCCATAGCGGACTATAAACCGCTGGTGCAGGTGTTGCACCCCGTCCTCTGGTTCCGGCACCAGGCCTCCAAATTCGCGGTATATGCCCAGTATAGGTATGCCCGCCACGCTAACCGGCTGGGCAAGGAGATATTCAACCCTCTGCCTGATCCCCAGGATCGGGGCCACACTATTCCCGCTTACGAATGAATCCAGGGTATAGACCATCCGCTCGGTTGCATCGGTCTCTTCCGGAGTGGCAGAGTCAGGTCTTATCACCATGTAGGGCATCTTTGCCCCGCTCGGAGCAAAGCCCATAAAAATAGCGGGGCTGCTGCTCCCCGCTGGGTATTTGCTCAATCTCCCGGACAAATTACTATCCTGGGCCATTCTCGACCATAAGGCTTTTAATATGGCCTCTAACATCAGCCTCCCCCCAGTATACGCTTAAGTTTCAAGCGCTCTTTTTCGTATGTTGGCATCAGAAACGGCCTGGGAGCCATGTTGCGGGTGCCGAATTCCAGGTGGGGAGCATAATCGAGGCTAGTTCCCACCCGGCCTAATAACCGCAACCCGCCGCCAACTATAACATACTTAATACTATTTCTCAGCCGCCCGGTTCTGACTGCAGGCGGTTCCCCAGGTGCTGATGCCGTATAGTAAGCATGTTTGGTACCCACTACCCGGTAAACCCTTCCATGTCGCTGACCGGTCAGGGTCTTTTTGGTCTCATTAGTCAGGTGGACGCAGGCTTTTTCCAGGTTGCTCCGGGCCAATTGCACTATGAATTGCTCACAGGCTGCCCGGTTGCTTTTGTATTCAAATCCCATCACCGCACCTCCTCGCAGACCAGTTCCAGGTGATGCCCAGCCTCCGATGGATCAGTTATGCCGTTTATCTTAAGAACCCGGGTACCGTATATAAGCTGGTCTCCCTCGCATACATCTGCCCCGGATGGGGCTACAACCATATGGCTGGCAGCTACCCCTATCTGGTTGTACTGCGCCCGCGTGTGGGACGACGTGGGGGATATCCGGGCCACTGTTTGTCCGATTTCCGTACAGATGGTTTCAAAGCCCCCCATGCCGTCTGGAGTATTTACCTGGCGACGAATAGTCACGGTCTTATTCATCAGTTGCATCAGGCTCATTTGCACATCACCGGCCTTATGCCCCGGATAGATGTAAGCCTTCCCAGGATTCGCTTGCGCTCAGCATGAATATCCTTCGAGCTGTGTGAATATCCCCCGATTGATTCGCTCTGCTCAACTCCCATGTCGTTGATTGCCAGGCGGCAGAGGTCGATGCAGACCCCCTGGCAGACAGCCAATACCCCGGGTGAGTCAGCCATGGCATAAGTCACCCGGGTATGCGAAGGCCATTTGCCAGATCGGGGATCTGCCTCAAAGGTAGTCAACCAGCTTTCATAACCCCGTGTGCGGGTTATGATCCGGCCATCAAGCACATATGTTTCCGGATCAATGCTCGGGTATCCAGGCTGTGTCATATCCCGGATTACGATAGTGCTGCCGTCCGGTTTGAATGTCAGGAACAGGGTCGGGTCCGGAGTGTGAAAATCATCCACCATCGGGCTGCCTGGTTCCTTCCCCAAAGCCAGGGTAATGGCTGCCGATTGCTCCCGGATGATATCCGTCAGAGACCCATCGTCCAGGTTGCTGGCTACCCGGGCTTTTAATTTGCTCAGTGTAACATAGTCCATGGGGACACCCCCTATTCAGCAACCACCCTGGTGAAAAATACATAGACATTGGCCTTGCCGGTAGTGCCAATCGCCCCGTCGCGTCCCAGTTTAGCCTTGACAGTGGTATTTGCCGCGGTCTTGTATAACACCGGGCTTCCGTTTTCATTGAAGCCCAGAGCTCCGCCATTCACCGACGCAGACGGCACCAGGTTATCTGCAGATGCATTATATCCGACAGATAAGGCCGGAGAGCCGCAGTTAAAAGCCTGTGCGACCTCAACCACAGTTCTGGTGATTAAACATCCAGCAGGTAGTACAATCACATCAACTGTTCCTTCGCTGGCCAGGGCCACGGCCCCGACACTGATATTGTTAGACACACACTGTTCTACTCCCAGTGCTCCAATGTTCCAAGGTTGTAAGCTCATCGTCTATTTACCTCCTTTTTTTCTTGGTAGCGGGCGGGTCGGGTTCAGATGTTTCTTCCTCCGCGGCCTCCGCCATTTCCTCCCTCGGGGCTTGATCTCCTGTGAGTTCTGGAACCTCTTCAGGTCCCGGTCCCTCTACAGAGAAATACCCGGTCGCCAGCAGCTTCCGGGCAATCTCATCATCAACTTGCACCAGAGGGTTACCTGCGGTGGCCTTAATCCCCTGCCCATCATATGAACCGAGTTTTCTCAGCCTTAATACGACCATTCTAATCACCTACCGTTGTCGGGATGCCGTATGCCAAAACAACAGCATCAAGTTCTTGGATAATCGGGTCATCGTCAAAGTGAATGACATAGAACCGTTTATCCTGCATGATGGCCTCTTTACCCTCAGTGGTCTTGCGCACCCGGACGTCATAGGTCCATACGGCTACAAAATTCTGGGGGTTTGCCAGGATAATTATGTCTTCCGGCATGCTGGGCACATCAGCGAAACCATAACCCAGGGGACGGTTGACCTGGTCTCCGGCACCCAATAGGGCGGCATCGCCAGCACCGGTAGCCCGGTTGGTCAGGTATTCAGTCCAGTATTCCTTGCGGCCAGGCGCGCAGATCCATTTCAAATCCGCGCCTTTGTATTTATTTGGTAGCGCCCGGGTGATTTTAAACATGGTCGCCTTGTTGAATTTCCCGTCTCCAGAGCAATCCACTAGATGGGCTCCGGCGCCGGTCTTGATCTGTTTGATCCAGCCAGTGTTGATGTTCAGAAACGGATTGTCGCTGGTTTCGTCACCATTGAAGTGCAGATCCTCCAGGTCAATGCCGGTCTGTTTGGTCATCATCTCCATGACGATGTCCTCAAAGTGTTCGCCTTCGATGTTTTGCCGCAGGGTTTCCTCGGTCAATTCCCAAGGTAGCCTAACCGCCTGTGTCAGATACTGCAGCTTGCCAGTAGTAATACCAGCTCTGTAGTTGTCGTCCACATCCTCGGTCTTTTTCCGGAGAATGCGGCCTCCGATGGCGATCTTATCGAGTTCACCCTGTTTTACTACCCGCTGTTCCTTGCGGTGCAGCTTCGAAAACGGGGTAGACTCGAAGGTCATCATGAAAAACTTCTTCGCCTGCTCGGGGTTTAGTAAGCCCCCTCCGGCAAGCGAACCGGTGTCAATCTTGTTAATCAGTTCCTGGTTGGTCATTGCCATTTTTGTATCCTCTCCTCTCATAAAAATAGGCACAAAAAAAGAGCCTCTATGGGCTCGGGATATGGATTGTTGACAGGCTTAGAGAACGCCAGCCCAAATGCTCTGGTTTTCGTTCTTTTTTACATCGTCTTCCTGGCCCTCAGCGGATTTCTTAATACCGCGGACTTTTTCGACTACCTCAATGCGCTCTACCAAAGGGGTAACTGCAGATTCCACGGCTTCGGT